CATTCTACTCTCCTGCTGGCATCAACAACTTCAACGCTGCTGCATCACTGGCTGCATCCATTGACACTTGCAGTGCTGCATCGTTAGTACGGATAACTGCCCTAGCTGCCTCTGCTGCTGTAGACTCTGCTGGTATGGTTGCCTTAATGTCTAAGGGTGCAAAGGCTGCATTGCGTGATGCTCGTCTGGCATCGTGTGCAATTACTTTTGCTTTGGTCATGTTGATTGTAATGCTCATTTTGGAAACTCCAGTTTGATTGCTGCAATGGCATCAGGCCATGTAGTTGTTGAGTTAATTAGGTCGTCATAGCGTAGTTCGTCTTGGTTCAGTAGGTCATATGCTGACTTGCGATTAAACCTAACGTCCTCCAAAAGCATATCGGAAGACACAGATGCCCAAGTAGGCGCTAGTGAAGAATCTGTCCAGCAATCTAGTGCAGCATACTCTGCCTCTGTTGTTGGTGGGTTGCTTGTGTAGCCTTTGAAGTTTGAGCTGTCACTTACTATGTTATCGAATGTAGCCATTAGACTTCCACCTCTGTTACAGTGAATACTGAAGCGGTCTGCCCCAAACGAGAATCATCAGTTGTATTTGGGTTATATATTAAGAAGGGCTTGAAGCCTCCTGAGTTGGAGTAGAACCTAAAAACCATAGTCTGAACACCCGTAGTTGTGTGTCCCGCTATAACCGCTGTCGTTGGAAAGCACTTACCGTTAGTTGTACCTTCATACATAATAGTTTGTGCTTGAAACTCTGTACCAGATCCTAGCTTCCAGCCCTGCTGAGCAAGGCCTGAGTAATTGCCCCATCCTGCCATAGATCCTTGTATCACTAAAACACTTGTACTAGACTTCTTCTCAACAGAGAAACTCGCCATAGTGATGTCGGCTAATATGCTAAGTACCTGCCTTGTACTATTCGTATATGTTGTGACCCCTAAAACCCTACCATTGTCAGCACTATCAAAGTTATCACTACCTCTAATTACTGTAGTCATTAGTCACCAACCCCATCCGTTAGGATTGCTGAGTCAATAGTCCATGCGTTACGAAATGTCCTGTCTGAAGGTACATAACTATCTTCCACAATCTTGTAAGCACTGCCTGTTGGTACGTCTTTAGCCGCAGTCTGTGCATCTGTAAGGGAACAGTTAGGGGCTGGTGTGATGATGGCGATACCATCGTCTGTTTGATATATGATTTTCATTTGTTTGTTCCTTTAATTTTAGACATTATGCTTGGCCTCCTAAGACGATAAATTGTACAAAATCCAAGTCAGAAGTTGAGTTAGATGGGCCATAGAAAATCCTAAACCTAGTAAAAGAAGTTGACCTAAATGTACCACTACCACCTATACCTCCAACAGTCATACCATCACAGTTTTGACTACCTAAAATAGACGCTGCTGTTGCATAGTTTGAATTGCTCATAGCGTTAGTATAAGTAACTGAGTAATCACCAGTACCATTATCAGTAATACTGCTCACATTATAGCTATCTCGAATAGCCACTGTACTCGTACCGTTAAAGTTAACCCAAGCTGTAGCCATACGCTTATCTAACGCTGGAATACTTGGAGGATTAGTTGTGCTTCCGTCTGAGTGGAGGAGCGTGTTAGCTTTGATTGTGGACATTATGATTGGCCTCCCATTATGGTTACGCAATTTAGTGAGGCATCTACGGAAGCGGTTGAATAAGAGTAAATAGTACAAAGAGATGTGCTAGTGGGCCAAAAGCCTCCTGTATGCTGATTGTTAAACGCTCCAGCATTAGAACCATTGACAGCGTTAGTAAATAAAACTCCTGCATAATTAGTATTAGCCATTGCTACAGAGAAATTAATTGAATAGTGACCAGTTCCATTATCACTAATACTACTCACACCCTCAGAATCTCGTATGGCTACTGTACCTACACCATTAAAGTTAACCCACGCTGTCGGGATTAACTGCTGACCCTTCACTGTAGGTATGCCACCAGCGACATTGGTTATGTTGTTTGCCTTAATGACGCTCATATAATCACCCATGTTGAGCCAGAATCTATAGTAATCACCCTGTTTGCAGCCACAGTTATTGGGCCTACGGACGAACCATTTTGGTTGTTAAATGTAATGTTCTCATCAATGACTTTTGCATTGACTCTGATGACACTGTTGGTTCCAAGTGAAGGGCCTCCAGAAGCGGCTCCAATGGGTTTAAATCGACCATCAGCCACAGATTTTGTGTAGTGATTTGCAACAGTGAATGTCTTGAACGCCACAACAACTAGCTCATCACCTGTACCTGCCCCTGTGCCAAGCACAATGGAGGAGCCATTACTCGCTGTGTAATCAGAAGCGTCAAGCGTTATGCCGTTAAGCAATACAATGATGTTACTGGCTGTGTAGGTTAGCGTGACACTGCTAGAATCTGCGCCTGAAAAGGTGGTTTGGTTGTTTGTAGCAATAAATTTAAACGTCACAATTGAAGTTTCACCACCACCTCCAATCTCACCCCATTCAGAGCCGTTGTATCCTTCAAATTTGCTGGTAGTGCTGTTAAATCTAAACAATCCATTCGCTGCGGAAGGTCTTTGTCCTGTCGTTCCTACGGGAACATTAATAGCACCCGTTGAGGCTGTTTTTTCAACAAAAGAACCTAGCAAATTTGTTGATGTAATTTTTTTAGTAGTACCACCATCGTTAACAACAAATTCATCGGCTGCGCTGACTGAGGTTAATGCTGGTAATTCGCTAATCTTTACGTCTGCCATAAATTACCCCTTAATTTCCATTAGTGTCATTGTTGAATAAGCTCCACGCCCACCTAACCTAGCTGAACCTGACGAATCTGGACGCCTAAATGCGACTGTGTATGCCACGCTTCCTGTGCTATTTGGTGAATCTAAATGACTTGCTGAAACCATTTGATCTGACGAGCTATTTGACCCGATAGCTCCATTTGAATAGCCAAAAGCTGAGTAGCTATTTGAGTGCCCCTCTATACCAGCCGCTAAATTTGTCCCGCTTAAATTAGTATTTAAACCCGAACCTCTAAATGCTGTAACTGCAACTGCCGAAAATGTAGATGAGCCATAACTTTCACAATTAACATGGAATTCAACTAATATTTTATTAGAAGCACTAGACGGGGTAATTGATGCGGTTAGAGGGCTTCCAACCATACTTCCCGATGTTGTGTCTTGGTATGCTCCCCACGCTGTATTAATGACCTGTAAAACTGACCCAGATGGCATTTGGGAATCTGTCAAATTACCCACTGCCGTTGCCACGGCTGAATCGACTAATGTTTTAACAAATGCCGTTGTGGCCACGCTGGTATCATTGTCGCCACTGGCTGGTGTTGGCGCTGTTGGATTGCCTGTTAATGCCGGGCTGGCTAATGTCGCCAGGCCCAGGTTTGCGGCGTCTAATGCCCCCACTGTCACCCAGGCATTATTAGCACCATTGCGAATTTTCAAAAGTCCTGCGGAAGTATCTGCCCACTGTTGATATGAAAAAGTCGTGCTTGGTTCACTGCTTCCGCTGTTTTGACTGACCACTGCGTCTAGGACGTTGTTTAAATCTGTCCTGACGGCTGCCCCCGTCCCGTTTGCTATATCATAATCATGTTGAGCCATTATGCTGCTTCCTTTCCATATCCTACGGCCTGCCAGTTAATTGATCTGACAATACCTGCGTTAGATGAGTTAAAACATTGAACTGTAAAACCAGTTCTAGCCTTACTTGTGACCCTAAAGTAATCACCGCTGTTTGAATCGTTCATGGTGACGCCAACAACTGGGACCGCTTTAAAATTGCTTCCAAATGACACCGCTGTGCTGCTTGCAGACACCGATACATCGCTGGCTTTTTCTACTCGGTCGGGCATATCAACCGTCACCGAAAGGGCTGTAATTGCAATGTTATAATCTGAATCTGTATTGGTAACAATTACCCTAAACTCATAAGCCCTGGCGTGATAATCGCCAACCAAAAAGGGTGCCCAATCTGTCCAGGTTGGATTTGATGCCGGATTGTTTTGTGTTGTTCTAAGCTGCAAAACCGCTGTAATTGCGTCTGAACTTGCGCCGTCAAAATTGTTCCAGGTATCAACAAGAGCGGTTCGGTAATCAATCAAATCTGACGCGACAGTGACCGACGAACTTAAATTGGCAGTTAAACGGCTGGTATATGTTTCGCCAAGGTCCACGGAATTTGCAAAATAATATGACCCGCTGGATTCTATAATGCCAATATCACCAATTTCACGCGCTAATCTGTCGCCGTTTTCGGCAATTAAAAAGTCGCTGTTTTCGGATAATATATACCTGGGCGCGCCGTCCAGTTTTAAAATATTATTAACCACAATCATGTCGGTGCGAGTACCAGCAAAAGATGGGTTTTCCGTTGTTGTTACTACTGCATTAAAGTCGATAATGTTAGGCACCGTTGTAACTGCATATTTTGCATTGGTGCTAAATCGGCCACCTTCGTCCACGGCTTTGGCCATGTATGTGCCGGACAATAATGGAAGCACGGCAAAGGTTTGGCTTCCTGCAATCGCTTCGCCAATGTCTTGGCCATCTTCCCAGGTGGCATTTGAGGTTAACCGGCTGTGACGAATGCGAACATAACCACCATTAATCACGTCCAGGTCTGTAATTCGGGACCAGGTTAAATGGCATTGCCCATCCAGCGCACGAATGGAGAAGTTATTAACGTCACTAGGGACGGCCGTTAATCCTGATATTGTCTTGTTATTTAAATAGGCCCATTCCGATTTTGCGCCCATGGAGCTAATGGACCTGGCTCTAAAATCATATTGCCCTGGCGGTATATCATCAACATTGGCTTTTAATGCGCTGGTCGTTGCTATAAACGTATAAATCGACGCGCCATTGGCTTTATATTCGGCTTCATAATTAACCACAAACGCATCATTGGGCGCTGCCCAGGAAAAGATCGCCCTGCTTTGAGTACCCTTTGAATTGACCGTTATATATAATTCTTCTGATATGCCGGTCGGCAATGGCGACGCCACTAAAAACGGGTCGGGCAAATTGGTATCGGGCACGTTATCCGATTCGGTTTTAACAGACCACGGGTAAATTGAATCCTGGTGTTCTATTAATGATACCGCCACCGTGCCGTCTGGATTAAGCGTCAATTTTTGCAATCTAAAGGCTTTGGCGGTCCACCCTGGCGTCGAATTTGTGACGCTTACAATGTCTGATACAGAGCAATTTAAGGCTTCGCTTGTGCTGTTAAAAGTTACACTTAGCGCATTTCGAGAACGCTTTAAAGCAATCTCAGCAATGTCCTGGGCACTGTAAATATTCGTAGTGCATGAAAGGTCCATATTCTTGACCAACTCAATGCCGCCATCTTCTAATAAATATCCCGCCTCTTCTGCACTTCCAGCAATGGGGTATTCGATTTGATTTAACTGCCAGTTCGCCGATGGGTCCGGGAAGGTGGCAACGATTCTATTAAACTTGGTCTTTTTAGATTCGCTGCGAATTGATATGCCGCCAATAATGTGCGACTCGTCAAACGCAAATGTGGCGCTTCCCTGGTCCTCAATGACCAATCCATATTTGCCCTGGCTGTAAGGCATAATTCCGCGCATGGAGGATAGTATTACTTTCACGTTATTAATTAGGCTTTGGCCAGTATTTATGACCGCGTTACAAGTAAAAATCTTTTGGTTTGAACTGCCTGTATAAGATGTTACCAGGGCGTCGCATTTGTTAGCTGCCGTATTAAATAAAGTGTCGTCAATAAATGATGCTGCCAAGCCTTTGCCATAGCGTGAATTGGTCAAATAATCCCGCAAACACAAGGCCGGGTTTGAACTGTTGGCCACGCTTGCTGTGGCGCTGGTACGGCTGTCGTAAACCTTTTTACCCTGCACCACGGCATGGACGGTTGGAATGCTGCCAAACGCGTCCTGGTCCCACTTAAATCGTATCGCCAAATAAGCAACGCCACTTAGTTTGTGCGCGCTATTCCAGCCAATGTTTGCATTAACCAGGGTAGAATCTGCCGCCTGGCCATCTGTCCCGGTGTATTTATTAATCGTTAGTAAGCCAGAATATTTAGAATCCGTGCTTAAAATATCATTTATATACACATCACCAATGGAATGTATTTCGCCCTCGCTTAACGCCAGGACCATGTATAAATAAATATTATCTGTTCCGCTGCTACCAATAAAGACCCTGGTTCCACCGACTTTTCGCTGGCCATATATTACTGGCAAACTTGCAATATTTGACTGCTTATTGACCAATACCCCTTCATATTGCGCGGCCGCATTTGCTTGGTCGTCAAAGTCTGGAATATCCACAAACCAGGAAACCACGTCGCTGATTGCATCAACTGTCACATCGATAATTGACTGACCGACTTTGCCGATTGTGCCTATCGGGTCGCTGAAAAAATCGCTAAACCAACCCATTTATGCGCGCCCCCATTTCAAATCCTTTACGGTATTAGGTGCAAATTCAAATCCTAAATCACCAGGGAAGTAAATTTGCTGCGAATTATGGTTGGTCCGGCGTCCAGCTTTTTTGTCGAAATCGGCCCAATGAGATGATGCCGAAATAACAATGGTACTGGAATCGTCATTATCTGAAATAGAAAAACTTTGAATTCGACCGTCATAAATTAATATTGGTGCGCCAATAATTGAATAACTGTCTGTTAATAAAACCCGGTAAATCGTAATCTGGCGATCAATATAAGCCTGGCTTAATAAAATGCTGATATATTCCTGGCTAACCCCCGACAATGTAACACTGACCGCGCCCACTTGAACCTCGCTGGTTTCCGTGACGCTAGAAATGCCTTTTAATGCGCTGCTGGAATTATAAGTAATGCCAGAATAAACCAAATTTTGCGGGCACTCGGTTATATAAACAGCGGTTTCAAAGTCGATCTTTACCAGGTGCGCCGTTATAAAACTGTCTTTTGCTAGTTCGGCAATGGTTGCCGAATTTATGGGTCTGCTCACGATAGCGCCTCGATAAAGTCCACTTCGTATTTAAAGAAATTACCGGCGCCCAGTTTATAACCTTGCACATCATTGGATAAACGCACGGTAAATGGCACGTTTGCATAGGTGACTGTATCCGACGTTGTGACGGCTGTTATTAATGCTGGCGTAAAGGCCATTACACCATTGCCAGAGCGGTCGGCGGTCAACATATACACTTTGTTATGGCCTGAGAATTTAACCACGTCACCGGCTTTTAAAGCCCCTGTAAGCCCCGCAATTGTGACCGACTTAGCGCCCAGGGCTGCCGCTGCACACGTCACCGTGCCACTGGGGTTGCCGCTGCTGGTGCTTATTTCTGTCGGTGTTACTGTAAACACACCATGGCGACCTTCTAGGGCCACGACATAAGCAAACACCGGGTTAAATTCACTCCTGGTTAATGGTGGGTAAGACGCTGTAAAGGTCCACTTTTGGCCACCAATCTTGCGGCTTTGCATCCGGCCGCTGACTGTCTCAGAAAATAAAGTCGGGCTTTCCGATTGTAGATTTATTGCATTAAACTTTGGGGTTGTGGGATAACTCATGCTAGTGCCGGCCTCCCGCGCTCATTCAATGACTGATTAATAATGTTCATTAACGTGCCACGCCGTTTGGTCAATAATTCATCAAAGCCAGCGGTATCATTTGCAGATATGTTAATGGTGAAATTGCCGCCGCCTAGCTGGTCATTAGGGACCACGTTTGCGGCCTGGTTGGGCACCACTAATTCGGGTCCACGCTCACCAACAATATATGGGCTGCCGGCGCTCATGGGTCCACCATTTGCCCGGAATTGAGTGGAGCGAATCGCTGCAACCTGGGCCATGCCGTTTGCCAGGGCAATTGCTGCAAACCCTAGATTAAGCGGAAACGGATTATTTAACGCTTTGGCCACGCCGTTATATGTGTTGATTATGGCGTCTTTCAAAGCAAAAGATTTATTGAGTGCAAACGCCGCTTTGTAATGGCTGCTCAATGATGCAAGCGCCCCCCGCCCTTCGTCGCGTAAATCGTCTGCGTCTTTTCTGCGCGAGTTTTCCAGCATTCGTGACGATTTCCTTTGCATCTCAAAAGCTACTCCATACGCTGCGCTTTTATCTGCATTTTCAGCGTCCAAACGATTCCTGTTTAACTCAAGCATTCGTCGGTCATGGTCCA